TCTCATTATAACAGAGTATTGACTGATACTGAAGTGCTTCAAAACTATAATGCAACAAAATCTAGATTTGGATTATAAATTTGAATAAACTTAAAATATTCAATATTTATAAATAATGAGTGCAAATTTAGACCAAGATAGAGTAAGATGGCCAGGAAGTGGCAGTGCGGTATCTTCTAGCAACATACCGTTTGGCTTTTATTTAGGTGAACCAACTCCTTCTACACTAACTGCAAGTATTGGTTATTTTGAATATGATTGTGAGAAAAGTGCTGAATGGGCAGCTAAAAGATTAGGATATCCAATCATTGATATTGAAATGATTGACGTTAATTTTTATGCTTGTTTTGAAGAAGCTGTAAATGAATATGGAGCACAAGTAAATCAATTTAATATCAGAAATAATCTGTTAAATTTACAGGGATTAAGCACCGCAGACAATCCTAATATAACAGGTAAAAATGTAATTGGTACAGGTTTACCTTATGTAATTGAACTTTCAAAGGGATATGGTAGTGAAATTGGCGTAGGTGGTTATGTTGATGTTAAAAAAGCTGCAGTTGCATTAAGTGCAAGTCAACAAACATATGATTTACAAGATTTGATTGGAAATGATATTGAAAGCGGAAGTAGAGTTGAAATCAGAAGAGTATTTCACGGTCCACCACCAGCATTTGCACGTATTTATGATCCATTTAGTATGACTGGTATGTCATATAGTAACGTATTAAATGAAATGGGATTTGCTGGATACAGTCCTGCTACACAATTCTTGATGACACCAATCTTTGAAGATTTATTAAGAGGTCAAGCAATTGAATTCAATGACATGGTACGTAAGAGTGCATATAGTTTTGAAGTAGTAAATAATAAATTGAAGATTTTCCCAATTCCAACATATAACCATAACATTTATGTTGAATACGTTATTCAAAAAGACAAGTTAAGTAATGCAAATACATTCAGTAGTGGAAGTAATTATGATGTAGTCAGTGACTATAGCAATGTTCCATATCAAAATGTAACTTATTTTAAATTAAATGCGGTAGGTAAACAATGGGTTAAAAAATATTTCTTAGCATTATGTAAAGAATTACTTGGTGCTATTAGACAAAAATATACAACCATACCAATTCCTGGTGGAGAAGTATCATTAGATGGTGCTGAATTAAGAAGTGAAGCAACTACTGAAAAAGAAGCATTAATCACGCAATTAAGAGAAAATCTTGAAGCTACTAGCCGTAAAGCTCAAATGGAAGCTAAAGCGGATGAAACTGAAAAGATGACTTCAATCATGAAGACAGTTCCATTATTAATTTATATTGGTGTTTTAGTATTTGGTTTTATACTTATATGGTATGATAAATTCATGTCAAATTTGCAATATTTTGTTTAAAAGTAAAAGAACACTAAATGCTCATATTTTTAATAATCATCAATTAAAACCAAAAGAGTATTATGATAAGTTTATAAAAAAAGAATCTGAAGGATATTGTGGATTTTGTAATAAACAAACTGGATTTAGAAATACAACGTATGGTTATAAAAAAATGTGTAGTAGAAAATGTTATGATTTATTACTGTTAACAGATGAAAGAAAACAAAAGGTTTCAATTTTAACAAAAAAAGCAATGCAGAGGGATGATGTAAAAGAAAATGTTAAAAAACATCATGATAAGGGAGTATCAGATGAAACCAGAAAAAAGATGTCTGTTTTGGCAAAAAGAAAATTTATAGATCATCCAAATATTAAAGAAAAAATGTACACTAAGGAAAGAAATAAAAAAATTTCATTAGCAAAAGAAAAATATTGGAAAGAACATCCTGAAGCCAAAATCCGTGTTGGAAATATGTGGAGAGTTGAAAAAGAAAAAGATGAGGTAAAATGGAGACGGAGATTATTAGATGCATCAAAAAAGGGATTTGAAAAAATATATTCACCAAATGGAGAAAGTACATTAGAAATCAAATTATATAATTTTTTATCTAATAATAACATAAAATATAAAAAACAATATGAATTGGATGGTAAATTGTTTGATGCTTATTTGATAGAATATAATATTTTATTAGAATTTGACGGGGAATTTTGGCATAAATCTTCTTTAGAAGAATGTATGTATGATTTTCAAAAAGAATCATTTCATAATGATGCAATCAAGAATTCTATTGCAAAAAACCACAACATTCCAATTTATAGAATCAGAGAAAATGATGATCCATCTATCATTTTAGATATATTATCAAAACATTTAAAATATAATTGATATTTATATAAAATAATATGCCATTATTTGGAAGATATTTTAGTCAACGTGACATTAATTTGGTAAATCAATTTAATGCTGAATTAATGCGTGACATTATTGAAACATATGTTGTATGTTTCAAGATATGTGCAACAGAAACTAGAGTAAATATGTATGGTGAAGCAGCACCAACTGAAGGTAAATCATTCTTTCCAGGCGTAGAATTAACTGCTCTTATTGATAGAGGAGATATTACAACAAATGATGAAGGATTTGGTCCTGATAGAGACCAAAGTGTAGTATTTAAGTTTAGAGAATTGGCTCTTAAAGATGCTAATTTTTATCCAGAAGTTGGTGATTTTATATTATTTAATGAACGTTATCATGAAGTTAATAATGTTGTTCAAGAACAATTTTTAGGAGGTCAAAGTAACAAGAGTCATTCAATAATTTGTAACACTCATTATAGTAGACTCAGCCAAATCAATTTGGTTAACAGACAATTCTAATTTATGTGGACAGGAAATAAAAATAATCCAGTACCTAACTTCACTGACAAAACTCAGATCAATCCAGCATTTACTAATGTTGTGAATCCTGCATTAGATGTTAGAAGAGATCAAGATCCAAGAAAAAATAAAACAATTACTTTGTTGGATGTTGATACAACTGTATTAGAGTATTTACAAAATGTAATTAATCCAACTGTATTAGATGCTGGTCAAAATATAAAGGTTCCAATTTTATATGGTAATCCTGAAAGATGGAAAGCTGGTAAAGTTGACGGATTTTTAAGAGATTATCAAGGTAAGATTCAAGTACCAGCAATAATGTTTAAAAGAAACACATTTGCAAAAAATGAAAGTTTGATGACATTAAATAGGTACTTAACTTATCCGGTTATTACAAAGTTCAATGAAAAGAACAAATATGATAGATTTAGTGTTTTGAACAACAAATCCGCCCCAACTAATCAAATATTTGCGGTTACACTTCCTGATCACGTAAAAGTTGAATATGAATTCATGGTTTGGACAGAATACGTTGAACAAATGAATTATGTATTAGAAAAGATCAATTTTGCCGCAGAAGATTATTGGGGTGATCCTCAAAGATTTAAGTTTAGAGTAAGTGTAGGTAGTTATACTAATAACATTGAAGTTTCTAGTGATAAAGACAGAATGGTTAGAACCACATTTCCTTTAACCGTATATGCTTACTTGTTGCCTGATAGTTTTGAAGATAGAAAATCTACTGTACAAAAACTATTGACACCAAGAAAAATAAATATAATTGCTGAAACAGTTACAGGTCCTGAGATGGAAACAATAAACAAACAAATTAAAAATAAGAATTATAGTAATCCTTCAGAACCTTATTATAATACTGGTATAGGTATGAGTTCAAATGATGATAGTTATAGAGTACCTATTCCAGAAATAATTGACAACTTAGAAAAGTCAACAGAAAAACAAGGGGAAACAAAATCATAAGGTTTTTATTTAATAATCTTATATTTATATTTAACAATTTTTAATTTATGCCATATCCCAATGATACCAGACTAAATATAGTAATATCTCAAACTAGTGCTAGTGCAGATAATACAGGTAAATTTCCATTTACAGAAAGAATTATTAGCGGTAGTAACCTTTTTATATTGACAGATGCTAATGGCAATTTAACAGGTAGTACAAGCATTCCAGGTGGAAGTTTTGAAACTTTATATGTAACCGCATTAACAGCAAGTAATATTAGTGCAAGTAATAGTTTGACATCAAGCGCAATTTATGATGCTGGTACATTAAGAGTTATTGGTACCAGTACATTTGATAGTTTGGTAAGTGCAAGTAATGGTATAACATCAAGCGCAATTTATGTATCTGGAGATGAAAGAA